CTATGATTACCTCAACTTTACACCAATTATGAAAGTTGATGATGCAGTAGCTATGGCTATGTATCGTGAGTCGCGTTCTAAAACAGATGGTAAAGTATCCCGTACTACTTCAGATAGAATATTTGGTTTTCCCCGTTTTTATGAAGTGGATTATGAGTGGTATAATTTCAAGCACATAGCTTGGAATGGGGGAGAATTTATGGGTATTAAAAGCCCTGGGGCTAAACACATCTGCTGCGGTAAAACGCGTGGTGCTGGTTTTTCTTACAAAGAAGCACAAGATGGTGTGTATAATTACAAATTCATTGATGGTTCAATTAGCTACTACTTCGCATCAATAGAGAACTACCTTATTAAAGATGGTATTCTTAATAAAGTACAGCCAATGCTAGATTTCATTAATGATAACTGTATTGAATGGAAAAAGAATAGACAAAAGAAGAATACATTGATGCATCAAAAAGCAAGTTACATTGATGCTGCTGGTGTTGAAAGGGGTAGTATGTCTGAAATTATTGGGCTTGTAGTTGATGACCCAGATAAGACGAGAGGTAAACGTGGACGTAAAATTGTATTTGAAGAAGCAGGCTCATTTAAGAACTTAAAAAAAGCACTCAATGTATCGAGAGGTAGTATTCAAGATGGTGATATTCTTGTAGGGCAGATTAGTGTGTTCGGTACAGGCGGTGAAGAAGGCCCAGACATCGAAGGGCTTGAAGATATATTCTATGACCCAGATAGTTTTGATATGCTAGCTTTTCCCAACGTGTGGGAAAAAGGGTACGAAGGTACAACCTGTGGATACTTCGTTCCTGTGTGGCGTACTAAATCTTCTTGCATGGATGAAGATGGTAACGTAGATGCAGTAGCAGCAATCGGTACTGAAAAATCTAATCGAGCTGTAAAGAAGAAAGCCAAAGACCCTAAAGTATTGGATGGGTACAAAGCTGAGTATCCATTTAAACCCAGTGAAATGTTTAGACGTATTCACAAGAATATGTTTGACGTAGCTGAGGTAGAAGCCCAAATACGCAAAGTCGAATCGCAGCAGAGTATTGCTGGTATGTTACGTTATGGGCAATTAAGGCGTAGTGAAGAAGAAGGTGTAATATTGATACCTAAATCTAAACACGATGCTAAACCCGTTGAAGTATATCCTCATAGTCAAAAAGATGACCTTGAAGGCTGTGTGGTAATTGCTGCTCGTCCGTATCTTGACCAAAAAGGACAAGTGCCATCTGGATTATATCAGATTGTAGTCGATCCATATTATAAAGAAGAAAGTGAAGACCTCACATCATTGTTTTCTGTGCAGGTGTGGAAGCAATACAACATGATTGACCCTAAAGATGAAGGATTACCAGTAGCGTGGTACACCGCCAGACCACAGCAGTTGGAAACAGCTTACAAAAATCTATTCATGTTAGCTGATATGTACGGTTGTACTATTCAAGGTGAAATAGCAGGTGGTGGTCAGGGTATAGTTGATTACGCTAAGATGACTAAGCAATTACACAAGTTAGAACATGAACCTGAAATGCTTGGTAATAAAGAATACGCATCTTCTGCTTCACAGCGAAATAAGAGTTTGCTAATGAATATGCCAACTGAGAAGAAACGGTTAGGTCTTACATATTTAGCTAACTGGCATACAACTCAGCGAGGGGTTACAGAAAATGGTAAACCTATTCTTAACATTCATAGGGTGTATGACCTTGGTTTGCTAAGAGAAATGAAACGATATAACCCTGATAAGAATGCTGATAGAATATCTGCAGCTATTATTGCCATGTTCATGCTTAAAGAGAATGCTTATAAAGAAGAAAAGAAAGTAAGCAAAGACCAAACGTTTTTTAAGAAACCTTTATTCGGGGGTGGACAAGCTCTACAAGAAGGTACTACAGGTTTTTACTAAACGGATAGTTAATCATCAACTTTACTTACTATGGCTAATCAATTACCAGAGGAAAAAAGACGAACAGCACCTACAGGTAAACCATTGCAAAGGTTGTCTTGGACGGATAAGATTGCCAAAAATTATGAATGGTTTAAACAAAATGTAGATTACAGAATTGGCGCATCTAATCTTGGTTTTAATAATACACAAAATGCAGCTAATGCCTCTAAGCGAGATTTAAGAACGTTATACAATGTGTATAACAATCAGTTCCCACTATCTTGGTTCTCTCATATAACCGATCCACTTAACGCTACCAATCCACAACATAAGAATTATCCGGCTAAAGTTAGGCCAACAGGAATGTTACGTACTAACCTTGATCTGCTGTTAGGTGAATACCCTAAAAGACCTTATGTGTACCAAGTAGCTAACATGGGTGAAGAAGGTTACAACACTTACCTTGATGAAATGGCTAAAACCATTCAGAGTAATGTGCAAGAACACTTTCTAGCTATAGCTCAACAAAGCATGAAAGCTGCTGGGCATGAAATGGAAGAGATACCACAAGATGAAGAAATCCCAATGCCTGAAACGGTAAAAGATAGATTCACTTCTAGTTATAAAGATAATTTAGCTCGACGTGGTCAACGTTGGATTAAACGTGCTATACGAGAATACAATGTTCGCCAGAAGCAATTAAAGATGTTTAAAGACTGGCTGATAGTTGGTATGGCTAGAAGCTACAAAAATATTGAGAATGGTAATTTCATTTATGAACGTGTACCACCTCAAGAAATAGATTTTGATAAAAGCCCTAACGTAGAATTCATTGAAGATGCTGAATGGGTAATACGTAGGCAATTACTTACAGTAAGTGATGTAGTGGATAAATTCTACGATGAATTATCTGCTGAGGAACATGATGAGATTGAGCGTAAAAGCTTTGTGTCTCCACTATCAATGTACAATTATTTGGATACAACTCACAGCAGTGAAGTTCATTACGGTAAAGTTCCTGTGTATCATGTGCAATGGAAAGGTAAAAAGCCAATTAAGTTTTACAACTACACTGATCCAATCACTGGTGAAGCGCAAGAACTAATGTTAGATGAATCTGTACCAGCAGATGAAAATTTAAAGCTTACCAAAACTGAATGGGTTAATGAGGTGTACGAAGGATGGCGCATTGGTGATAACATTTTCACACGTATGCGCGCATTACCCGTACAGAGAAATGAGATGAATAACTTTTCATCTTGTAAACTTTCCTACAACGGTAAAAATTACAGTGACACACACTCTGAAAATATATCAGCGTTAGAAATGGGTCTTCCGTATGCTATCATGTATATGATTACCAATTTCACATTAGAGAAAACTATAGCTAAGAACAAAGGTAAAATTACATTATTCGACCAAAATGCTATTCCTAAAGGTGAGGGTTGGGATGAAGAAAAGTTCTTTTACTATGCTGATGCACTAGGTTATATGATATTGAATCGTAACCAGCAAGAGGTAGATAAAAGCTGGAACCAATATACTTCACTAGATATGTCACTTTTTGACCAAATCAAAGAACTGATTAATCTACGTGATAGTTACAAACGGGATTGGGATGATCTGCTAGGTATTAGTCCTCAGCGTAAAGCTCAAACTAATAGTAGCGATGGTTTAGGTACTACACAAACAAACTTATTCCAGTCATCTCTTATGACTGATATGATATTCACACTCTTTGAAGAATTCACTGAAAAGGAACTTCAAGGTATGTTGGATTACAGCAAGTTTATTAATGTAGATGGTATTCGTGCTATTTACAATGAAGATGATTTTGATAGAGAATTACTAGACATAGACCCTAATAGCTATTGCTCAGCAGAATTAGGTTTATTCATTAAGCACTCAGCAGAAGAGCAACGTACACTTGAAATGTATAAAAATCAAGTGCAAGCTATGATTCAAAATGGTGTTAAGCAAAGCACTATTCTTGAAATACAACAAGCTAATAACGTAGCTGAATTGATGGGTAAACTAAAACGCATTGAAGAAATCGAAGCACAACAAGCTGCTGCTCAAGCAGAGAATGAACATGAACGTGAAATTGCCATTGAGCAAACTAGAGAAAAGTTTTTGAGACTTCAATCATTACTTAAACAAGATGAAATTAATGTTGAGTATGATAGAAAAGAAAGCTTAGCTATGGTTGAGGGTGAGTACAACTTGTTCGGTTTTGGTGGTGATGGGGATAATAATGATAATGGTATTCCTGATGCAGTAGAGATTGGTAAACGAGTTATTGCGCAGCAAAAGATATTGGCCGATGAGCGTAATGCACAGATGGAAATAAGTTCTCGTGAGCGTATTCATAAAGATCAAATGGCCTTATCTAAAGATCAAATGGCTTTAGAAGAGAAAAAGATTGAGAGTAAGGAAAAGACAGACATGGCTAAGGTTAAAGCAATGAAAATTAAAGCCCGTAGTGCTAAGAAATAATTAATCACCTATACAGTAAAACATGAAACACAATTTAATTACACGCTACTTTGATGCTAGTGCCGGGGACGGCGGTGCAGCACACCAACCAACACTTGCAGATTTAACCGATCCAAATTATACACCGCCAGATGGTAGTAAACAAGCTGATTTGGATGCCGCTGCTCGTGCTGCAGAAGAAGCTAGGATTGCTGCAGAGCAGACCGCTGCTGCTGAATATGAAGCATTAGTGACTGAGGCTAAGAATGAAGATGGTTCACTTAAACCTGGATATGTAGAAATTGACGGTAAAATTACCAAAGACCCAGCTTATCAACCAGCGGACGATAATGACGATGATAGCCCTGAGAAATTCTTTGAAGATGTAAATAAACTTCATGGTGTTGACCTTAAAATAGAATATCCAGAAGGAGTTGACCCATACAGCCCTGCTGGTGTTCATTATAGAGATAAAGCTATGATGGATATTGGTATTCAAGATTTTGAGAATCACCTTAAAAGAACAGACCCAAGAGGCTATGCATATATGCTTCATAGACAAGCAGGTGGTAGTGATGATACATTCTTCACAAATAAAACTTTTAGCTTGCCTGAGTATGATACACTGAAAGATAATATTGATTCTCAAGTGAGGTTGTACAAAAGTTCTTTGGTACTAAAAGGGTTAGATGAAGATACTGCACAGATAGTTGTAGATAAAGCCATTAAAGATGGTGTACTGTACAACAAAGCTGATGAAGCTTACAAAGCAATAGAGCAAGCAGATGCCGATAGTTTAAAAGCTATTGAACAAGCACAAGCTGCTGCTGAGCAAGAATATCTTGCATCTATAAATAATTTCAATCAAAGACTTACTACCTCTGTTGTTGAAGGTAAAGGGATGAAGTTCATTATTCCTGATACTGAAAAAACAGCATTCACTAAGTTCGTAAAAGAACATATTGAATATGATGGGGCTACTAAGAAGTTTTTGATTGTACAAAAAATTGAAGACTCTCTTGATAAGCAATTAGAAGCTATGTATTTGCTGTATAAGAAAGGAGATTTATCTGGACTTATTCAACGCAGTGCAGAAACTAAAAACGTAGCTCGCTTTAAAAGAGTAGTTGATAAAAGTAAAACACAAGCCGCCTCTGGCTCAGATACATCCCATAAAGGTGCGTTTGTAGCTTTAGGTGATTTATAAAGAAACTAAATAGTAAACCAATATGTCACAACCAACTCCAGCCCTTAAGTATAGGGTATCAGAAGGCATCTTTGATGCAAAGAGTATGTTAGATGAGACCAACTTCTATCACCAGAAGCAAGGTGCGCCTAGCGAACTTACCCGTAAGTTAACTTACATTATGGGTGATTACACTAAAAATTATCCCATCTCTCTGATGACCCTAGGTGGTATCGGTTATGAAGGTGATGCTATGAAACGTGCTGCTGTAGAATTGGATGATGTCCAGTTCACGTATCCAGTTATGGGCCGCATTGACAAGGCATGTATCGTATCTAAAAGCGGTTACAGTGGCGATGATAAACCGGGTATTGGTAACAGCCAATTCAAATTGTATTTACAAGACAATTGGATTAAGCGTTATTTCATTATTCAATCTGCCCGTGGTATCCAAGCTTATGTACATGAAGACCCTAAGCCTGCTGGTTTAGATGGTTATGAGTACACCGTATCATTGAATGCTGCTTTACCAACTGACTTCTGTCCTTTGTCAGAACTTGCTGGTGGTAATGCATGGATTGATATTACTACTGCTGTTGCAGAAAGTGAATCACGTACCACTGAAAGTCGTATGGCAATGCCTGGTATGTTCAAAAACCAAATGGGCTTTATGCGTCATGGTTTCTCTTGGGCTGGTAATGCTGCTAACAAGGTAATGAAAATCAAAGTTTCTACTGATAAAGGTGAAACTGATGTTTGGATGGACTTTGCAATGTGGCAATATGAAATGAACTGGTTAAGCGTGTGTGAACACAACTACTGGTACTCTCGTTACAACAGAGCTGCTAATGGTGAAATTGCATTGAAAGACATGCTTACTGGTAAAGTAATCCCAACTGGCTCTGGTATCTTAGAACAAATTCAGAATAAGAGTACCTTCTCTGATTTGACTTATGATTACCTAGTTAACCAAATTGGTGATGCTTTATTCGGTCAATCAGACACAGCAGGTATCAGTATTACATTGCACACAGGTCGTGGTGGTATGAGATCTTTCGATAGAGCTATTAAACGCGCTGGTGGTACAATTGTAGCTAACATCTTAGCCAATGGTGCGGGTAATGTAGCTGATAAATTCATCTCTGGTACTGGTTCACACTTAGCGTTAGGTGGTTTCTTTGATAGCTTCTATCACATTGATGGTTACACTATTAAAGTGAAACACAACCCAGTATTCGATAGTGGTAAAGTAGCCATTGCTCAACAAGCAGCAGGTTACATCCACCCTGAAACTGGCTGGCCTTTAGAATCATACCGTATGGTATTCATTGATGATAATGATTACGATGGTCAACCTAATATCCAACACGTTGCACAGAAAGGCCGTTCTTTCCAACACGGTGTTATCGCAGGTCTTACTAACATGCCTAAAAGCTTGCAAGTAATGGCTGGTAGCTTTAACATTGATAACGAAAGTAGAGCTACTTTACTTGCTACTGATGTAGATAAGAGTGCTTACACACGTTTCAAATCAGCAGGTATCCAAATATTGAGAGCTAACCGATGCTTCGATATGCAGTGTACTGCTGGTCAATAATATTTAAGAAGCTACTGTATAGAGGTTTCTTAATCTCGGAGAGCCCCTTTTGGGGCTTTCTTATTTTACAGTAGATTATCCTATATTTACAAATTAAAACTATACAGTAAAATGATTACAACACAGAAACACCCTAACAGTAGAATTATTAAGATTTACCAAAAGAATTCATTTATTCAAGATGCCCAAGCTAAAGGTGCACCTGAATTTATGAGTATGGCTAAAAAGAGCATAGGTTCTTTTTGGGAAAACAGTTTTTCTAGTACGGTAGGTACTGGTTTAAACTTTGCAGAACAGAAATTACTAATGCCAACTATTGTAGATTGTGAACCTGCTGACAGAGAATTCAGGGCAAAGGTTACCAATTACTTTGCTAGTATGAAGACACTTGTTCCGTATGAAAAAGGCAGAGAACTTGAGATTGGTTTAGAAACCAGTAATAGTGAAGCTGTTTCTGCGGAAAATTTACCGTTGAACCTTGCAGACTACCTTACTTATCGTCATGCATTAGCACACCCACACGTAGCTAAAAGCAAGCAAGAAGGTGATAACAATATGCTTAAATCGTTTTACATTTTTGATGGTCAAGAACAAGAAGACCATGAGTTGAAAACTTCACAAGATCAAGATAAGGCGTTAGAGCTTTACTTGACTATGAAGAAAACACCTGAAAAAGTAGATCAGTTGTTAACGCTATTAAGTGTTGACCCACGTACTTTTAAAGGTAAAAATGCTGGTGCATTGAAACTAGAGAAATTGAAATCTCTATGCGATACTAAACCAGACATGGTGGTAAAATTGGCTGAGAACAAGTTGTTTGAACACATGTATGTTATTCAAACAATGTTAAACACTGGTGTATTACAAAAAGTAGGGGAAAAGATTATTGACCCTGAAACTGGTACAACTATTGGTCATGAAATGATTGAGGCTGTTGCTTGGATTAAAGACAAGAACAACTCTGAGAAATTAATAATGATGAAGGCTAGAATGCAAGAAGGATTGAAAATTGCAACGGCTACATCTAAAGCTTAACACTATAAACTTTTCCTGATGAATGTTTTAGAAATGCACTTAGAGATACGTCAAGCATCTCAAAATATATCAGCTAACGTAAGACGTAAGTTACTACCTCAAGAAATTGACTGGCTGTTAAACAAGATTCAGGAAAGGTTTATTCAATCTAAAGTAAAGCCACGTAAAGATGGTAGTGGTGGGTTTGAAGTTGACCAACTAGATGTTGATTCTATACGCACATTATTGAAAACTAAAGAAATTGCTGCAGAAATAGTGGGACAAACTTACGAAGCTCAACTCCCAGCAGATTACAGTTATCTTATTTCAGATGATAGTAAAACGTTACTACTATGTGGTAGTACTAAATCTGCTGTGAATGCTACGGAGACTTCACTGGTACTACCATTATTTACTAGTGGTAAAACTTCTGCTAATTATTATCTTACTGTAGTATTAGCAATAGGCCCAAGTCTTATAATTTCATTATCAGATGTAACTACGTTTTACGCAAGTTCGTACACAGGATTACAATCTAAAGATGAAAAATATGTACTTAGAGACGCTTTATTATGGTACATACGTAACATACTAAACATGGAAGTCTATTGGGAAAAGTATAAAACTATTACAGCCCCGTATTCATTTATATTCCCTGGGTATTCGGTAGGTAGTATATCTGTAGATAGCGGTACACAAGCAGGAACTACACGAACTATTACTATTAGTAAATACAGTGCTGATGGTACTTGGGTTCCTAATAGATTAACTGCTTCTAATCAAATATCTACAATGTCGGTTACACCTTGGGTACAAAGTGGAAACAAAAGCCCAATATCTGAACTTTTCAATAACAAGTTACTAATTCATGGGGATTCGAGCTTTATAGTAAGCGGTTTAGTCAGAATTGACTACATTAAAAAGCCTAGGAAAATAAATCTACTTTTAAATCAGGATTGTGAATTACCTGAAGAATTTCACCAATCAATTTGTGATTTAACTGTTGAATATTTTAAAGCAATGACAGCAGATCCTAATTGGGAAATGAAATTGAAAGATAATATCACTAGAAACGTAAACATTAACCCATAAATAAGTTAACAATGTTAAACAAGAACAGGTATTGGAAATCAACCCTCGGCCAATTTGCTGATGTATTGATTGCTAAACAAGTAGATTACTCAGGCACAGGCGCTGCTACAGGAGTAACAGATTACCCTACGTTTGTGTCTACTGCTGTAGAAGGTGAATTTGCCTTTTTCAATGCGGATACACTAGCGTTAATCTCAGGTGCTACCTCTGGTTCACCAGCAGCAGTAACTCCAGTTGGTTCTACTACTTGGATATTCGGTGCTGTAAAACGTGATGGCTATGTTGAAAAAACATTGAAATTCCGTTTATCAGATTATGAAGCTAAACGTGTAGCTTATGCAGCAGCAGTGCCAGAAGTTGCAACAGCAGCATTCAGTGGTACAGCGGTAGCTGGCAGTTACTACTCAGTAAGTGTAATTGAAACTACACCAGGTTATCAAGCATTTCCTCGTTGGGAATTTGGTGTAACAGTTAAAACTGGTGAAAACCTTGCAACTGCTTTGGCTCGTTTGTTGGTAATTATCAATGACCAAACCAATGTAATTAACAAAGGCACTGACCCAATTGTAACTGCAACGTTGTCAAGCACAACTTTGACGTTTACAGCCAATGCTGGTGGCCCTAGTTTCAGATTGTCATTTAGCCGTGCAGCTATTGAAGAAGTAAATGCGGTAGCTACAGTTACTACAACTCCTTTTTGGGGTAATGGTACTTATGCCCAAGTTGCAGAACTTGAACAAGAAGCTGATGTTTACAAAGGTGTTGGTACGCAATACCCTGACCATTCAATGGCAAATGCAGAAGACTTTGGTAAACCAAGCGTCTTCGCTACAGTAGGTGCTACTTACAACATTTACTTGTTACGTGGTACTAAAACTGAAATGAGCCCTACACCAGTTGACCAACATCAACAACCACACAATATTATATTAGTAGTACCGTCTAATGGTTCGGCTAATCCTGAAGCAGAAGTAAAAGGTATTCTTGGATTGTAATTTTTGTAATCAGGTTTTTAGATTTTAAAAGGGATTGGATTTTTATCCGATCCCTTTTTTGTATATTGCACCTTGTAATTCTCTCCCATGACACCAAATCAAATTACTACACTTATAGCAACTAATCTTGAAAAGGAAATGGATATACCTTTTCGCTTGCAATTAATGGAAAGAGTAAAATATTGGCGCAGTAGATTAATTGCCAATTCACTTCAAAAGAAACCTGCGGAACGCGTATTTTATAAACAATCTATTTAC